GGGCTGTTGAGAACCTTGCGAAGAGCAACAAGCAGCAGATACTGGAGGCCGCATAGTGCCCTGGGCCACTCCCTCGCTTAAAGACGTCAGAAAGCTCACGCGCGACTTCGTCACCGCGCAGCTCGGCGCAAAGACACTGCTGCCGAACTCGGGGATGCGGATCACCGCCGATGCCCAGTCGCTGCTCGCGCATCTCACGTTGCTCTATCTCGACTGGCTTTCGAAGCAGATGCTGCCGGACACGGCAGAGCAGGAATGGCTCGATCGCCATGCGAACATCTGGCTGAAGAACGCCGATGGCACCAAGGGTCGCAAGGTTGCCGGCCTCGCGTCGGGCTCGGTACTCGTCACGGTCTCCTCAACTGGCGTCAACGGGGTCATCGTGCCGGCAGGCGCGGTCCTCGTCGGTGATATCAACTACGTCTCGACACAGGATATCACCGTTAGTTCGGTTGCGACGCCGATGCCGATCCAAGCGTTGACCGCTGGCGTGATCGGCAACATGGAAGCTGGTGCGAGCTTGGCGTTCGATAGCCCGCTCGATGGCATCAATGCCACCGTTACCGTTGTCGATCTGTCCGGAGGCACCGATGCGGAGGGCGATGAGGAGCTGCGGGTCCGCTTGCTGGAGCGCATCCAAGAGCCGCCGATGGGTGGCGACCAGACCGACTATGTGGCCTGGGCCAAGAGTGTCGGCATCGTCACGCGCGCATGGTGCGCTCCGCTGGAGATGGGCATCGGCACCGTCACCGTTCGCTTCATGTGCGACAGCCTGCGCGCCGACAATGATGGCTTCCCGACGCCTGACGACGTCACGGCTGTATGGACGCAGCTCGACACGATGCGGCCGGTCGCAGTCAAGGACTTCTTCGTGGTTGCGCCGATCAAGCAGGAGATCAGTTTCACCATCAACAACCTGTCGAGCGACGACGAGAGCACCAGGGCCGCGATCGAGGATTCGGTTCGGGCCATGCTATCGATCCGAGCCGCACCAGGGCAGATGATCTATGCCTCCTGGGTGTCGGAGGCGATCTCCTCGGCGATCGGCGAGGATCATCACACCCTGACCTTCTCGGACACGGCGATGCAGACGCCAGGGCACATGGCGGTGCTCGGGAGTATAGTGTACGGGCGATGAGCAAAAGTAGGAAACGTAAACCCGGGAGCCTCGCTGCTTGGAGAGCGGCGAACAAAGATCGCGTCAGGCGCTACGACAGGACGTATTACGCGAAGAACCAAAAAAAGCAGGTGTCCAAGTCGTCAGAGTGGCGGAAAAAGAATGCTGATAGGTTCAAAGCATATCTCGCAAAAGAAAGCACGAAAGCAGCGCGCTCAAGGGCACAGCGAAGAGCGATCGCAAAAAAGCGAGGTTATGCTGAATGTATTGATTTTCCTCCCCCGCCAACTGATAGCAAATGCGACATCTGCCTTCGCGCCGAAAAATTGGTACTAGATCATGATCACGCCACGGGAATGTTCCGGGGTTACTTATGTGTGAACTGCAATCTAGGTCTCGGTCATCTCGGTGACTCGATTGAAGGAGTGTCGAAGGCTATGAGCTATCTGGAGCGTGCCTATGGCCAGTGACAGGCATATCAGGCGCAGCGGCGAAGATTATGCACATGCCATGCTGGCGATGTTGCCGACCGGTCAGGCATGGCCGGAGGACGACGACTCCGATCTGACCAATGTCGTCACCGGGCTGTGTGCCATCTACGGCAATGTCGATGCGCGGGCGGCCGATCTGCTGGAGCAGGAAAGCGACCCGACGAAGACGCTGGAGATGCTGGACGACTGGGAGCGCAACTGGGGCTTGCCCGAGAGCTGCTTTATCGAAGGCCACACGATCGGCGAGCGACGCGATGTGCTGCTGCTGAAGATGACGCTGCTCGGCGCACAGTCGCGCGAGTTCTTCATCTACGTCGCTTCGCTGCTCGGCTACACCATCACCATTACCGAATATGCGCCTTTCATGTGCGGGGTATCCGAGGCTGGTGACACCCGTGACGCACAGGGCGACTATCACTGGGAGATCGGGCCCGAGGAGATCAGATTTTACTGGACCGTCCATGTCGGGCTGATGAGCCTGACGTGGTTTCGCGCCTCGACCGGGCAGGCCGGCGTCGACCCGCATCTGCGCCTCGGCATTGCCGACGATCTCGAATGCCTGCTCAACCGGTGGAAGCCTGCGCACACCCTGATCGTGTTCGATTATTCCGGCGTGATGGCCGGCGGAGCGATGGCAGGTACACCATGATCATCAAACGAGCTGCGCAAAACATCTTCAGCGTCATCGATGACGATGGAGTGCTGATTGGGAACATCGCGCTAGATGATGATGGTTCGTGGCGCGCCGGCATTTCCGGGGCGAGGATGAGCTTCCCGTCTATCGATCTGGCCGCGCGCTATGTGCGCTCCGCGACTGGCGTTTCCGTCTCTGCCGATACTCCCGATCCGATGACGGATGATGAGCTAGCAGCGCTGCAGGAAGCAACGACTCTAGCAACCGACCGACTTAACGCCAGAATGGGCATGGATGGCGGCGAGATCGCATTGCCAAGTGTGAACATCGGCGCCCCGCCGCAGCCTAGTGAGGACCCATGAAATACAACCAGCCATACGGCATAAGCGACACCGATGCCTCCTATGTGAACGGCAACCCGCTGACCGGTCAGAAGGGCAGCATCCCTCCCGCTGCATGCTTCGAGAACCCGCAGCGCGAGATCGTCGCCGTCATCGATAGTTCGGATTTTGATCCGAGCGATTCCGATCTGATGCAGCTCCTACGCTCGATCAGGCGGCAGAAGATCAATTTCGCCATCGATACCGGTGCTCTGAACAATCTGGTGGTGACGCTTGATCCGCCGCTGGAGGAGTATCATCAGGGATTCCCGCTTCGCGTGCTCGTTGCCTATGACAACTCGGGGGCGACGCAGATCAACGTTAATGGCCTCGGTCTGCGTGACATCAAGCGCTCCGATGGCTCGGCACTGCAAGCCGGCGACATCAAGGCTGGCATGATCGCCAATCTCGTCGATACCGGCACGGTCTACCAGTTGCAGAACCCGTTGATCGGTACGCCATCGACGGCGAACACCTACCAAACCGACATTCCATACGTCGCCGACACGAGCGGTGTGGCGAATACCATCACGGCGGTCTATTCGCCGGCCATCACTTCGATCACCGAAGGCAAGTTCATCTCGGTCAAGGTCGCCAACAAGAACACGAGTGGCGTGACGATCAACGTCAATGCTCTCACCGGGCTGCCGATCTATCGCGACGACGGCACGGCGCTGCAGGCTGGCGATGTCCTGCAGAACGAGACGATCCTGCTGGAGAACCATAGCACGTACTACCAGATCATCGGACTGTGCCGCAGTCAGGTTTTGCTACCGCCAGCGCCGAAGCTGCGAGGTTTTCATGCCGGTGCGACAGGCGGCGTGCCGCAGGCGATACCGGCTTCAGTCGCAACTGCCGTTCTTTTCGTTCACACCGATGACAACGCAATGCAGACTTCAACATTCGATGGTTACAACTTGACCATCGGAGCTGGTGAGGCGGGCGTTTGGGACATGTATTCGTGCGTCCATCTAGGCCAGATCGGCGTGGACTGCAACTTCATGTCGATGTCGATCTTCGTCAACGGTCAAGAGATGGCAACGGACTCAGTCGGCACTATCGTAGCTGGCACAGGATCGAGCCCGTCCGTCGCTGATCGCATTAGGTTGCAGGTCGGCGACGTCGTGCAGTTCAAGTGCTACCAGCAGGCCAATGGCGGTGCGCTCAACTACACTGTCCCTGACAATCGCACGTCCTGCTCGGCGTATCTGATTTCGGTGTAAGCATGTCAGCAGCAGAAGTCGATCTTATCACCTTCACAGATGCCGACTACGCGGAGGCGTACCGCTACGAGGTCGGCTCAGGCGTGTACTACGACTTCACCGGATGCCAGTTGCTGATGATGGTACGCAAGACGGCGGAAGATGCCGAGGTGTTCCTGTCGCTGACATCGACGTTTGACGGCATCACGGTCGGAAACAGCGGCATCGATATTGCGACCGGAGACGACGACAAGCCGTCAGTATTCACCATCGTGATCGCCCGCGCCGATCTGGGACGCATCCCAGAAGGGGAATACGTTCAAAGCCTGATCGTCGTCACGCCTGACGGGCTGCGCAGCGATATCTGGCGCGGATCGCTCACTCACAGCATGGGTCCAACGCGATGACCGAAACCATCATCATTGCTGTTCCGTCACAAGGCCCGCGCGGCCCAAAGGGTGACAAAGGCGATCTGGGCGATCCCGGCCCGCGCGGTTATACGGGCGATCAAGGTGAAGTCGGTGTAGCTGGCGCGAGCTATGCAGCGACATCAGTGACATCGAACACGATAGCCAGCTCGGGGTCGAAGACGTTCAACGTCGGCGCTGGCTTGGCCTATGCGATCGGCACGCGGCTGCGCGCAATCTCGACCGGGTCGGCTGCGTGGATGGAAGGCGTCGTCACCAGCTATGACAACACCAACGTCATCATGACGATGGACCTGTCGAGCGGATCAGGGACGCATACCGACTGGAACATCTCGCTCACCGGCAACCCTGGCGTCACCACCGTGACTGGCGCTGGCACGCTGGGCGCACAGAACTCCAACAGCATCACGGTTACCGGCGGATCGATGTCGGGGGTGGCGATCTCAGGCGGCACTATCACCGGCCTGTCTTCGCCATCTTCGTCCGGCGACGCCGCGACCAAGGGCTATATCGACGGGCGCAACATCAATGTGTCGGGATTGGCCACGGGCGGCGGCAACCTATCGGCCGATCGCACCATCACGGTCACGATCGCATCGCAGGCGCAGGCGCAGGCTGGAACTGACGACACGGTGGCAATGACGCCGCTGAAGACTGCGCAGGCAATCAGCGCGCTCGGCGGCGGCGTGCCGTCCTCGACCGTGGTGTTCACGATCAAATCGTCTGCGCCGACCGGCTGGCTGATGTTCAACGACGGCACGCTTGGCGACGGATCGAGCGGGGCCGATCATGCCAATGCCGATTCCGTCAACGTGTTCACCGATCTCTTCAACAACACTTCGGATGCAAACTGTCCGATCCTGACATCTGGCGGTGGCGCGACAACGCGATCAGCGCAGACCAATGCCGCGACCGCCTTCGCCGCACATTGCCGCATGACACTGCCGAAAGCACTCGGGAGGGCATTGGCTGGCGCGGGTAGCGGATCAGGTTTGACCGCGCGCGCTCT